CCTATTTCCAGAACTCCCTTATCTACGGAGTAGGGGAGCATCTTGCACTTCATTGACCTGCAAGCTTTCTCGATATCCTTGATTCCCATACGCGCGGTATCCCGTACTATTCCAATGGAATGCCTTTCTGCCGTTTGCCACAATCGATCATCATGGTTACCTAGTAAAAAGTGATGTGGCTGCCATGCTTTAAGGAATTGCATTCCTGCTTCCACATCTGCCTCCATAGATGCCTGCTTGTCCGCAGGGTCTGCGTTTCTCATTAGTGGAGAGAAGTCAAATAAGTCCCCACCAAAAATTCGGATATCTGGATTAAATTCTTTAGTAAATCTAAAGAGTGCTTCGACTGCATCTGGATCCTGCATATCTCCATGCAGGTCACTTGCAAAAATAAAAGATTTCACCCTAGCAGGGTTTACGAGTTCCTTTAATTGTTCCCTTTTTTACTTTTTTCTTTTTTGTGTAAGGCATTATTCGTCCTCCAAATTCATGTCGCACTCAAACTCCAAGACTGGTTCATCCAACCATTCATTCAAATCGTCCATTGCAATTCTCACGATACTCATGTCCTCGATGTCTGATTCCTCGATCCATCGATTTAGTAATGCTCGATGCTCCTTTTTAAACTTTTGCTCTGGGGTATCTTTCATAATTATAATTCAAAATGAAATTCAGAAACCTTGATTGGTGCATACGGGCAATTTCCATGAAACTGGTGCAGCTTGTCGTTTACTAAGTCTTGCCATTTAGAAAAATCCAAAAGCACATTCATGTTGTCCAGTAAGTAAACTGGCTTTAACCCTGCCACATTTGCGGCAGCCAAATGATACTCCACTGGATAACACATATAATGCCAGTTGTGCTGCAATGATCTTATTTGCATGGCATATTCTGGGTCTGGGTCATCAATCTGACACATATCACTCACAATAACTTTGCCGCCAGTTTTAAGTACCCTTGCGACTTCCTTGTAGGTTTTTATCAATGGGCGGTACCCAATAGATTGATCAAATAGAATTAAGTCAAATGTCCCAGCCTCATATGGCATATCATCATAACTTGCCACCGAAAGTTCTGCGTTTTTTGGCAGGCCAGTTCCTCCGTGACATTTCTGAATTTGTCTATTTGAAATATTTAAGCCATTGAAAAATGCATCTGGATGCTTTTCTGCGAGGTATTTTAATGTGGTGCCAATACCGCATCCTGCATCAAGGATGTTTTTTCTGCTTGGATTTATTTTTCTTCTAGCAAACTGTAAATCCAAATGAGTATTAAAATCATTTGAGAGCAAGCCAGTTTGAAAAAGATCGTAATTAGCATCGATGTAAACCTCTGCAACATCGTCCCAATATTGAGTCAAATCAATCAAACTCTTACAGGTAGCATCATAGTATGCAGTTAGTAAATCAAACTTATCTTTATTCATTTCTTATATTCCTCTAGTCTGGATTTTAGTCCGCTAATCGCATCTACTCGTCCAGCAGCATGAGCAAACTTTGTAACATCGTTCTTTGGATCCGATACATCGTTAACCGCATCGAGAAGCATATTGTCCACGATTGAATCGAGTGCCTGCCATAACTTGGCATCCTCACCAATTTCATTAAAGATCCGCTTCACATCATCCCCACTCATGGGATTTGGATATTTTACCAGAGTCGCTTTCTTACCTTTGCAAAAACAAAACATTAGTAACCTCCTCCCATTACTGGTTTAACACCCACTCGGCCAATCTGAGCATTCTGCTGCTGCTGGATTCCAAACTGCAAGTACTTCATCCGATTCTCGGCCAATTGTTTAACCAGCGGATTCTCGGCCATCTTCTTTTGGAACTCTTGTGAAGTTTGCATAATCTGTTGAGCAGTTTGTGTGCGAAGTTCAAAGTTCACTCCCTCCTTTGGCAGTGGCTCAATTTCATTAATGATCTTAACCCAGCTATTCTGCTCGTCTTCAATTTCTTTCTGACTGGCGGTATCCTTGTCCATGATTACCTGCTTGGCCAACATTGGATCAATTGATTCCGCTATGATGGTCAAAAGCTTATTGCGATCCAAGGCACCAGTAGTATCGAACTGAGTCATCTTTGTAACTGCATCCAGTTTTTTCTCCATGAACTCTGGGTTCAAAGTGTCTACTGAAAACCGAAGAGATAAATCAAATTTACCTTCGATATCTTCCTGCTTCATTGCAATTTCTTCAACTGGGCCGCCAGTAATTCGTGCTACAAATTCTGGTTCCAAGTATTGCTGGCACAAAGATAGTGCTTGAGATAATGCTTCCCTCCATGAGTCCAACCAACGATTTACCATGCATTGTTGATAAAGCTGCTTTGCTTCTGGTTTCTCTGGGTTACCAAAGTACCTTTCCGCATCCATGATGGCTGCATTCTCTGCCTCCATTGAGCTTTCCGATAACGGGGGCGGCTGGAGCCAACCAATGTCATCTGGGCGAGTTATGGTGATCTGGGAGGCTGGGGCCACAAGTAAGTTTAATCCACCCCTGCGAGCATTTACCAGCAATGGCGGTATGACACCAATTTGACTTGCATCATTGCGGAGATCCCGTTGCACCTTTGCCTCGTACTGGTTGGTAGCAACCAATTCAGAGATTCCTCTGGAGTCGAATATTGATCTAGATAACCGTTCCCGTGTAAACAGAACAAACGGCATCTGGTTGTGTCCATATTCTAAAATTTCATGCTTACCATAGAGGTCTGGAACATGGGATGAAAATGCAGTGCAATAGATGGCAGGAACATTTGTATCTTCATCATAGACCCTATGATAAGCATAGAAAATTTCATACAGGTCATTGAAGTCTCCCTCAATTCCTTTGCCCATTGTATGGACTCCCAGCATGATCGGATTTCGATAATCGTACTCAGCAACTCCAGATTGACCCTCTGATTTCTCAAGTACTGATTCGACAAATTCCTCGTCAAAACCTTCTGAAATAATTTTGTCCCGTAGCTCGGTCTCGGATAACCATTCCCTACGCATGATAACCCTAGCTCGGTCTAATTCAGTGCAGTTGGCATCCACAAAAACATCTTCGTATAACTTATGTGCCACAAATCGAGGACGGTTCTCATGGATAGTTGGGGTTGGTATTTTCATTTCCCCAGTTTCCCTAAAGTCCTTAATTCCTTTTTTTAGCACCTTATCCTTAACTCCAGCGAAATGCTGGCGAAATAAGTTTAATGCATCTTCCTCCATGTCTGGGTCTTGCAAGATTCCCATGATTTCCTCCACGGCCTGCTGATCCCCACCTTGCTCAGTTACCATTTGTACAACATCTTGTACAGTAATTCGCTTCATCCGCATAATGGTTTCTTGCTGCCAATAAACACCAAGAACTCCAATTGCAGGAGTGCCAGAAAACATTTCCTGTGCAAGGATCTCAACTTCTCTACGAAGTTCTGGGAGCATACGCTGCTCCAAGAAATAAGATAAGCAATCCCTCCAGTAAGATGCCTTCTTTTGATCACTAGTCTCAATCCCAGAGACCGACATATTTGATCTGAAAAAACTCTCTAGGGCCATATGCACATGCTCATTGATCAATCGATCTGCGAGTCGCATATGAATGTCGGAACTACCTTCCCACGGGATTGGCCTGCGGCCCAGTTCATCCTCATGTTTCCTGCCGTCATCAGATTGGCCTGCCCATCGGGCATAGCGGACATCGTCATAATCGTCTCGCCTGCGAAGATTCCGTCCAGCATCCTCAAGGATGTCTGTAAGCTCGGACTGTAACTTGGCTACATCTGGTTCATTTGTAGCCTTATTCTTTTCGGAGTCGTATTGGTACCTCATGCAGGCACCTCTTCTGTTTCCAGAATATTCTTTTCTATCTCTCGTTTTACGAAGAATGCTCTTGCACCTTCACGAAAGTATTTGGGCTTTAAAACACCATCCTTTACGAGGTTGGACATTTCGTGATCGGCCAGCCCCAGCCAATCCATGACCTCTCTTCTCCTCAGTAAGGCTTTACTCGGTTCATTTGTTCCTGCCATTGCAGGAAATACCTGCAATATCGGAGATGGTCAACTACTTTTTTTTCTTACGGAGTCGGACAAGCTTATCAATTGCCTTGCCCATACCCTCGTCATCTTTCTGTAAAAAATGAATTGTCTCTGGAAGCACCCTCGCTCGAAGTGGCACTCGTCTTTGATCTTCTGGAAGTGGGGGCCGCCCGTCTTGATTTGGTCTTTTCCCACCCCAGCCTAATTTTGGTTTGTCGGTTTCCTCGGTCATAGTAATTCACCTTAAACATCTTGCTTAGTGGGATGCAATGAGCAAATTGATTTATTGTCAGAATCTATGACAACGCAATTACCTGCGGCAATATCACCGCAGATTTTTAATATAAACTTATCCTTTCGGCCTTGGTAGCACGGTATGTCCAGTATGGAGCATATTCGTTTTAGTATTTGTTCGTTAATATCCATTTTTTATAATTTTGTTTAGTTCATGTAAAGACATGTCGATGAAACTTTTGTTTTCGGACACATCTTCTTTTTGTGTCGATTGCCTAGCTATATCTTTCTCCCATTCTTCAATGAAAGATTGCTGCTTGGCATACTCAATCTCTTCCTCTGGGGAATTTGGTAGATGTGGTATATCTGGCATTAGTTAAATGTGTATTTTCTGATGACCTTGGTCTGACGGTCTGGTGATTTGCTTACTATCTGGGTTACTAGGTAACCTCGTTTTGTGTATCCACGGGTAAGAGTCTCGCTGCCGCCCAACTTACGGAACCAAGGTGCGGCATCTACCGCATTGGAATGCTGCTCAGATGTAACTTCTTTGGTTTCCTCTGACTCAAGCTTATACACGGTTTTAGTGCCTGCCTTCAGAGTAAAAGTCTGATGATGTAATTTAATTTTCATTGGTGAATAGTGATTTGATTATGGTGAATAAAAAGTGGCCCACTGCGATTGCAGGGCCGATGAAGATGAGGTGATCGTATATGCTCATAATGTACGGATGTGTTTCTCGAAGTAGAGGTCATCAATGAATAGATCATCATTGAAGCAGTAATACTTGTGAGAGTGATTTGGTTTGTCCCAGACATAAATGTACCAACGGTTGGCAATTATAAATGGCCGCTCATTGCCGCCACATCCAATGAGGATACCTTGCGGCCAACCTTCTTTCCAACGGTATGGGCATTCAACTCTGGGGTTAATTTCTGAAGTAGTAGTCATAATTTGAATCTTATATAATGTAATACATTAAGCAAGTGATAAATGTGTCTATGACACAAGTTTTGATTTGCGTTTAATTTCTTTTTTCTCTCCAGCTAAGACCAAGATAGTGTCCTTAAACTGGATGCGGATATTCTCCCCTCGTTTTAGTTGAAGCACTTCGTAGTGCGATAGATTGATTACTCTTTCTTTCATGTTTACTAATTTATTTATTGATCTTTATAATTTTTAAGTGCCTCCCAGTCTTCTTTACTGGTTCCAGTTTTGTTTTCCTTTTCTGCAAGGCTCCATAATTCTCCTATAAAAAAAAATGTATTATGAATGCATTCACCGATCTGTTGAAAATCTTGGGAAACATATGCATTGGTAGACCATAATGATTTCTCATCATCATCTAAATCGTGCCTTTCCTCTATGTTGAGAATGATTTGGCAATACTTGTCGTACAAGGACTCAAGTGCCTTAACATCTGATTTGCGAAAGAATTTCTTCATACCTTGAAATGCTCCCTTAGTTCTGCTATCTGATTTTCAATATCTTGGATAATGCGGATGTGACTTCCACTTAGCTGAATTGCTTTCAATGCTATCCCAAGTGTGATGATCGCATTTTCAGCGACATCCTTGTTTGTTAATTTTTCGTTATTCATGTTTACAATCTTGCATATCGTAATACATAAATCAAGTCTAATTATTATTATCTTGTGTCATACATTGAAATTCTAAAGCCAGACTTTAGATTTGCAGGGTTAGTAGGATCCCCCAGAATCGAGAACCGCACTATCTCTATCCAAGAAGGTTGGCCCAGCTAGGCAGAAGTATCTCAAGACATCTACGAAGTCCTTACAGGCACCGTGCTTACCGTCCTTACCCGTCCAAGTACTAAGAGCAAACCTTACATTCTTGCACTTCTCATGGACATACAATCTCGGACAATTAATAGCAGACATTTCATCCTGCTCATCCCAGTCAAGTAAATCATTGATCATGGTTACTCCCTCCTCGATGCGAACCCCAATAGATGGCTCAAAGTGCAAGCCAATGTCGGCCATTTGATCAATTAAAGTGGTCACCCCAGATTTAGTCGGAGTAGGGGCAGATCCAAATCGACTATCCATGATTCTGCAAAAAACTTCCTCATCAACCTCTAATTCCTCGATGGTTTCCTTGTATCGGCCAAGGGAAAATCCAAGAGGTTCCTGTGCTGGGCCTTTATCCCCATCCACCTTTTTTCCACTAGTGGCCCACTCACCCAAAAATCCAAATCCTTTTACTGCCTCAGTCTGGCTGGGCCATTCACGGTAAACATAGCACTTGCCATCTTTAGCAACCCTAACCCAGATCATAACCCAGTTCTTACCGTGAGAAGGGTCACAAATCATGTAATTAGTACCTTCTTCTGGAATTTGCTCATCATTCACCAAGTGGTTCTGCGAAAAACGGGGAAATGAGGCAGATTGGACTATAGTGGGCAATCCATATGCCCTCATTAAGATTTTGGTCTTAGGATCTGACCGTAGTGTCCGCTTTAGCTGCTGGTAGTCATTAAATTTATTCCACTCTGACCAGAAATACACAATTCTAGCATTCTCCTTCAAAGGTTGCTGAATAATTGGTACCCGTTCCTTTTCCAGTAACTCTGGATCTGCCCAGTCCCATTTTTCGGTAGTTGCACCCTGTAAATATTCTCGGACGGTAGGAGTGTACCCAGTTACGGGAGTAAAGCTGATTAACATACCTCGGTAGGGGTATCCTTTCATCCATTCTGGGTGATCTGGGTTCTGGACGGGTCTCTTGGCCCTCGTTACAAGTCGAAAACGGAGTGCCTGCACATGGTCTAAACCGCAAAGCTCGTCCAGCCAAACCATATCCCACTCAGAACCTTCCAGAATACCAGAATCTAAGTTCTGAGAGTAATTACGAAAGAATATGCGGCTGCCATTGGGGGCCACACAACAGGATTCAGTAAATCCACCCTTTTTCGAGAAAGTCATGTTGGTAACTTTACCTTTCTTGGCTGCCTTCCATTCACTGGGTATGTATTTCCAGATATATTGCTGCTGCTGCTCAATCGAAGTCGAAGAAGTGGTATGCATACAGAGAACATTCGCCTCTGGAATATCATTTATGCACTTTACTACTCTTTTACTGCAGAATTCTGACTTTCCACTGCGATTTCCGCCTAATATTAGTAATTCATCAGTATTAGCGAACTCTTCATCTGCCATTTTCCAGTGTGGTGGTTCAATACCGTTATGGAATGGATCCTTGTTTGATTGCTGGATAAGTTCCTCCCTAAGAATAAGGGTTTCAGTTAGCTTGGCAGGATCCATTGCCTTGGCCTCGGATTGAGTAGGCAATCGGAAATACGGATGGGGAGTCGGCTGCATTATTTAGTCCTTCGTTTCAACTCGTTAGTGTAAAACCATAGATCAATTACCTCTTCTTGAACTGCACGAACAAGGTCTTTGGTCTTCATCTTACTTAACCCTCTTTTCCCGTCACGGTTATGCTCTTTAATCCCCTTCACGAACTTGTCCCTGCCCATTAAAGCAAAACCTTTTAATGCATCTTCCATTATTTCTTCGTCAGTCATTTTTTCTTCTTAGGTGATTTCGGTTTAGGTTTAGGCTTAGTGGGCTTAACCATTTGAATGATCAACTTCTCAAGCTGGTTACCCTGCTGCTGCATTGCTTTCTGCTCCTCCCACTGTTTGACGATATTCTCACTTTCTCTGCTCATTAGTATCTTCCCCTCCATCTTGGGCAGCGGCCAACCATCGCCCATATTGTTTCATTGTCTCTTGAGGGTCTGGCCATAACCTTCATGCCTAGTAAAAAGTTCCTGTTCTCTCTCACCCTAACTCGAATCTCATCACATATCACCAGCTTGGGATTGAGTGGAATTTTCGTAATCGTTAATTCAGTAGGTTCATCCGCTGGTGGAAGTGGGGCAGATATCTCCTTTGCACAAAGTTCCTTCTGGAGATGATTCCTAATCTCATGCTCACCCTCTGGATGATAGATAATTGCATTACCGTTCTTTTCCCAGCCAGCAATAAATCCTTCCTTTCGCCAGCCAGCCAACATCTTACGATCAATGCCTAACTCCGTAGCTAATTCTTTTTCTGTCTTCATTTAAATTTACTAAAGTTTGTAACATCAAAAAATACACATGGTTCACGATCCACTGTCCAATTACGGTCACTACGGCCACCCATATGTACCTTAAAGTCTTTAACCGTCTCTGTATCCATCCAGTAGTCACCATCCATAAATCCAACGATTAAGAATGCTTTAAGATGACTAGTCGCATGGAACTCTCTACAGGCATTCCATTTTTTGAGTGAAATCATGTAAGTGTCATAAGTTCCGAAAGCATGAGTCCGACATTTCAATTCGGCCCAGCTTACTACCTCCTTTTCTCGTATGATGGCATAATCCAAAGAATAGGTAGTAGGGATCTTTTCCATCTTTACCTTCCATGATTTTTCCACCCTCGACTTTAATTGATTCTCCATACGGAGAGTCTCTTCGTTTTCCCTTGGTATGAAACTAGCAGTTTCCATCGCAGCACTCCTTTTTCTTCTTCAGCTTAATATCCCATTTTTCTGTATCCTCTGAAAAACACTCATCTACTGAAAATGGATGAAATCCTAAATTTACAAGTAGACCCTTAAATCCACTTATTGCACTTGGTAAGTCATCTGATAGATCATGCTCCCATGATACATCCTGTCCTAATAATTCTATTGTAATCTTCATTCTTGGTTATGGTTTAAAAGTAAAAAAATTTTCCGTTAGCCAATCGGTCTGGGATTTCCATAAGTCGTTGATGGATGGCCCCCTCCCCCCTGTTTTGAGGTGATCGAGGACTATTAATCCTCTGTACATCCGCATAAACACTGGGCTTTAGCCTCATCATGGCAGGATTGACCCTTAAAACACCTTGATTTGCAGGCTGCTCTGGCCCTCGCACCTTATAAGGTACGCAAGACAGGACGAACGAGGGGGTGCTGCAACCGATTTTATGGCCCTTATTCATCAACCAAATCATCTAGTTCCTTAGTCCAGATATACCTCGGTAATCCCTCACCCAATGACCCACCTATGTTATGGCAGAAATGATCTAGTGCATCATCCATTGAGAAGTTCTGCTCGCTTATCAATATCTCAAGAATACCCTCAATTGAGTAGATGATCACATTGTCTTCAAAAGCTAACCCTACCATAGCAGAATCAAACTCTGGAGTAAGTTTTATAATTGAATCACTCATCCACCTTATCCCACATCTTTGCT